AAATTTACTACTCTTCCTAATATGTCTCTGTTCTTATACTTAACTTCAAAAATTGAAGGATCTAATGCGGGGTATAATATATTATTCCTAGTTGCTGTAGCTATATCATAGTAATTACCGGAATATCCTTCATCCTCCTTGTATTTATTATGTATATCAAATGCTAGTATATTTTTCACTCCCTGTACATCTTTGATTAAGCACATAACTTCACTTATATAAATAGGTTGACCTATCTGCATTTTATCATTAGAAAAGTAATCTCTAAGATTAGATAAGCATTGTAAAAGAACTTCATTTGAATTATATGTAGCGGATGTTAATATTTCAAAACTTATAGCTATGTTTATAATAAAAGCATCTCTTATATTTATAGCGTCAGTTAACATCCTGTATTGTAATAGATAATTTTTAAGATTCATTTTTACTGCCATATTTAAAGGGCTAAAGTTCTTATTATTATCGTATCCTAATAAATACAAATTAAGTGATAATGGATTTGGAATAAAATCAAATGTTCCATAAGCTCTAGTTTGAGCATCCCTTTCAATGTGAGCTTTAGCTACTGCTCCAAACTTCGGAGGCAAAGTGTAACATCTGACCATGTAGTCATCTTTTGTTACTGCTCTGTTCTGAGAAGCAAAGTGATTTATAGCTTCTTCTCTTAATGTTTCTATTGGTTTATCTGATATACCTCCTCTAGCTGGTTCCGGATTGTTTATGACAAGGGAACCTATAGATGCATTATATAAAGTCGAGTCTAAAGCACCTAAAGGAGTTAGTACGTTTATTGATGATATAGTAGTTATTGAGTTTGCTGAAACGTTATCCGGAATACCTCCTCCGATGGCGTATTGTACTGTAAGAGTGGTGTTAGAAGGAGCTGATCCGTAAGTTTTTGTGTATAAAAAATTTTCCGGGGATATACTTAAATCAACAACTCTTTCAAAATAATTTAATCCAGACCCTACATTAAAAGGATTAGGAACAATTTCTTCATCGACTTCACTGCTAACGCCACCTCCAAATTGTATTTCAGTTCTATCATCTAATCTAAGCCTAGTTACAAATCTTCTTTCTGTTTGTAAATAAGTTAATAAATAAGGTGCAGAATCTCTGTATTGCGACAAATTTTGGTCATTATGCGGTAAATTTTGTACAGGAATTGGTATAGTATCTTGAGCTAAATAAGGCACTTCATACCACTTATTTCCATCTGAATCTGTTACGCTTAATATTTCAAGAACATTATTTTCAGGTAAGGTGATTTTATCATAAGGTTTAGGTGCTGCAAAACTAAACTGTCTTGATAAAATAGTTCCAGATACTGCTTTTACTTTTTTCCTAAATAGATAATTTTCTACTTCTCCTGCATTATCAATAGAATAAACAGATATTTCGGTAGGGTCTAAAGAAGAACTGTACCTAAAATCGACAGATTCAATTGTTCTAAATGTTATATTTTCTCCACTTGTAGCTACTAAACTAGAATCTATAGATAAAGCATACTTGAAATCAGGTTTGTTATTAGGTCCATTTCCGGTAGAAGGAACTACTTGATAGATATCTAAATCTACTGATGCTCCTGTTATTAAAGATGGCTTAAATCCTAAAGAGTTAGCAATATTGTATAAATTTATTTTTTCTTGTACAGTGGATAATAATGATTCTCTTAACTGAATATCAGTGTAAAATGATAGAACATCTCCTACATAAGAAGCTAGTTCTATAAACATCATACCTGGAGAGGCTTCATTAAAATCATTATATGTATCAGGAAAGTAATTTTTAGAAAAATCTATTAAAGATTGTCTGAATTCTCCAAAATCTTTATTTACATATTTTACATCCTTACTAATTAAATTACTTCTTTTACTCATTTTTATAATATTTCAGCGGCTAAATCATTACCCGAATTATAGATTACTACTGTTCTATTGGCGCCTCGTTCTGTAACAGAAAATGTTATTCTCACATTAACTGAATTTTCTTGCTCTGAATACCCGTAGTTTTGATTACCTCCAATACCTACACTTAAATCTTTAAGAACTATATAAGGAAGCCAAAATCCTATATCTTCCTCTAGTGAAGACTCTAAAAAACCTCTATTAAACGAACTGTTTTGCTCAAAAACAAAATCTCTGAGAATTGTTCCAAAATTAGGTTGCATATATCGCTCACTTTTTCTAGTCATTAGTAAATTTATTAAATTACTAATTGCTTGCTCTTCGGTAGTGTAGGATAGTTTAAAAGGTCCTACATCTCTTGATGGTTTTTTGTTGTAAGCTTCTAAAGCACTTTTAACAAATGTATTTCTATTAAAAGGTAATAAAATTCCAACGGCTTTGTCTAATTTCGTATCAGGCGGATATGCCTTGTATATTATTCTAGCCATTATTTTATTTTTTCTGCTTTTTTCAATACCGGTGTATAATTTCTAGAAAGTAATTTACTCATTAGATTACCTCCTTCTGATGAGGGTAATACAACTTTTCCATCCATATCAACTAAAGGTTCGTGTGAATAGTTAGATATACTCATATTTTCAGTAGTTACTGAAGGACCATAATCCATATCCGAACTGTTAAAAGGCGTAGTTCCTGATAGAAGAGAGTCTAAAGAACTATTAGATTTAATTGGTCTTTGTTCTCTAGTATAAGTATTTTCTACTACCTTGCTTGTATTTTTACTATTTAAATTATTAAATTCTTCTCTAATTATAGATTTTATCTCCTTTTTTAATTCTTGAGATATTTCTTTTACTAAGTATTTTATAAGTGAATTCTTGTCCATGTTTATAATAAATATTTAAACTGCATAATAAATTTAAAAATTAACCTCTACTATTTTATTTAAGTCCACTAATTCGTGAGATAAATGAGCGTAATTATCTTCGTATAAAGTAACTTCTAGTTCTTTTCTTATACAATCTGAATTAACTAATATCTTTTTTTCTACAAGCATTGATTCTTCTAGTATAAACAAGTTGGTTGAAAGTAATTTTTCTATATCTGTATTATACTTGAATTTATCTCCTACTATATACCAACCAGGTTTACAATTTTCTTTTATAACTAATATCAAATAAACAACATCTGATACTATTGCTAAGGTTCTTTTACTTTTAAGAATAGAAACTATCTTAAATAAATGACCATAGCATTTACCATCAGGGTATATGAAATCTACAGGTATATTAATTAAATCAGTTTCCGGATTAAAAGGAGTACCGGGAAATCCAGGTCCACCCGGTCCGTTAGGTCCTCCGGGTCCGCCGGGCTGTCCGGGAGCGCTATCCGGATTACCTGTTCCGGGTCCGCTAGGTCCTCCGGGTTCACCAGGTCCACTAGGATTTCCGGGAGTTCCAGGTGGTATAGCTGTTCCTTCACCTTGAGGCGTATCGGGCAAATTAGCAGGAGAACCGTCCGGTTCCGTAGAGCTACCTGCGACTTCCGGAATAGGCTCTGTATTAGAATTACTAGCACCTTCAGGAGTTCCCGGCGGTTTCATTTTGGGGAGAGCGTTGTTAGGATTAATAGAAAAATTAGGTAAGTCGACAGATGGATTACCTATTGAATTTGCAATAGAATCGGTACCTCCGGGCATATCAGGAGATGCGGTTATAGAACCTCCTGTTTTGCCATCCATTCCCGGTATGCTATTTGTAAAGCCTGTAGGAGCTACCCTAGATAATCCGTCAGTTCCTAGTTTAAAATTCGAAGGTAATGAGGGAGGTTGTGGAAATCCTTGCGAACATCCCCCACCCCAAACACCTCTGCTAGGATTTATAGTGTACTTGGGTCTTAATGATATAATACTAGGTAGTCGTGGGGAAACTAAAGAAGGCCCTCCAGTAGGAGATGTGGTTATACCTCCTGGGCCTGCTAATGCTTGTACTTCGCTATGTAAGCCTAAAACAAAATCTACAAGGTCATCAAAATCTACATCATGTTTATCTGTAGTTAGTCGTATTTTTGAAGCAGATAAATACATTGTTTTTTTTGCAATCAACATCATATTATCCGTCTTTGCTTGCATTACAATTCTATCCGCATTTGTAGCTGATTGAGCTTTAGTGGAACTTGGAATACTAGACAAAGGCGAAGGACATGCTCTAACCGAAACAAATCTTGATAAAGCTTGGTCAGAAGTCCAATAAGTAGTAGAGAAATCATTAGCTGCGTCTTCTATGGCATAGGATAATGAATCTTTTATTTCTCTATTTGGTATATCTTTTACTTCATTGGGTAATGGTTTACTCGGTCCTACAGGTTTATTAGCCACTATAGTTATTGGATTTCCTGCTTTTCCTGATTTCCATGTGGGTTGAACCTCATGTTGTGGATGAGGGCCCGAACCTATACCTAATCTTATCGAAGACCCGCCTCTACCAGTGAAAGTAGTGTCACCTTCAAAGGGTTGCATAAAGTTGGCAGTATATGGTCTCTTAGGGAAAGTATTTCCAGGAGTAACAAAAGGAGGTGCCGGTTTATTATCAGATGACTTAGATCTATTAGAAGCGTGAGGTATTTGATTTATTACGGAATCATTAGTTGAATTAATAGGTAGAGGAATATAGTATAGTACTTTATCTAAATTTGGAGCATCTGTACCATCATATCCAGTAAGCTCAAAAACAACTACATGTTCTCCTCGTAAAGGTATATTTCTAAAGTTAGTGAATAAAGGTCTAGCATAGTGAGCGCGAACATTCCCTATTAAAGAATTGGGGTGTAACTTAATTTTTACAGAGCCTAATGGAAGTGTTCTACCTTTGTCATCTTTTTGATTTTTACCATACGCCTTAGAGGTCTCTATCACTTCCGCCGATACTAAATAGCCCATCTTCTAATTGTTTATCTATGTCTTGAAATTCGTCTAATAAGTTATCCTCCGCTTTTTGTAGCATCTTTAATTCGGTCAGCTCCTTTTGCGTTTCTTGAGATAACTCTTGAAGTAGCATTTCTTTTTCTTCTTCTGTTAAGTTAAAATCGCCACTTGATATAGATGAAGCTTTACTATACATTCTTTGTACAATAGCTGCCATTTTTATAAGTTGATCGTCATTTTTAACCATCACATCAAAAAATTCTTTAACAACCGGTAGAATAACTACTGCATCATTTACACTTTGTACAACTCCATCTAATCCTTTTAATGTCTTATCTAATTCTTTTGATCTTTTTTTAGAATTGCCATAAATTTCTTTCAAGAGATTTGACATGCTAAAATCATCAAATAATTTTATATCTTCCATATTATTTCTTCATGTATTTATTAAATTGCAAATCAAAATCTTCTTTAAATATTTTTACTATCTTAGTGATTCTGTTTGTATTTGTCATGGGAATATTGGATCTTTCTCTTATTAATACATATAATGCTTTCTTATTAAATGCGTATAAAGATTTTCGATGCTTAAAAATGTCAATGATAGAATCTGCTATGGCTTTATCTAAATTATTTTTAAAAGTGCATCTTAATTTTTCATATAATTCTTCGGTCCATAAATTCATAAAGTCATCTAAAGAATCTTTATAATGTCTAGTGACTACTTCATTTATTATATCTCTTTCTTCATCTATTTCCCACAATTCCGCTTCTCCGACTCTATTCTTATACCCTTTCTTATTTTCCATGATAAGATAATTTATAGCAATCCGGGTAAAAAAAGAATACGCTTTAGCCCTTTCTTCATTATATCTGTGCATTTTTATAGTCAGCATGGAAACTACTTGACAATGTAAATCCTCATACGGTAAATCAATGTACATATATTTACCCATGTTTATTAAATTCTCAGCTAGTTTACAAAATGCAGGATATATATTTAATTCGTATAAGTTATTTTTTTCTTTTTGTGAATCTAGTTTATTATATTCTACTATTGCATTTTGTACTGTGTCATCAAAGTACATTTTTTTCTTTAATTTTTTCATATTATATCTATAAAAAAAAGCCATCTTAAAAGATGACTTTTTGTGTTACTACTTCTTATCTGCTGTAAAAAGTAAATCTAGTTCCTCTATTGTATGACTTAATTGCTTAAATACTGTTCCAACTTCATCGTCTGATTCAAATGCACCTATTCTATCTAAGGTTCTCATTGTGTCTAGCGAATCTCTTACTCTTGATCTTATGGATAGTATTATATTAAAGTAATTATCATTTTCTTTTTCTAAATCATTTAAGTATTTCTCTGACTCAATTAGTAATTTTTCATTTTTAGAGAAGTTTACTATGGCTATGTATAAAAGTATTATGTTTATTATTATTGATAGTATTAGCATGTTTTGTTTTTTATGAAGAAACCATTTGTCTTGCTGCATCTGTAGATGCCATGATGATAGATCCTAAAGTTACTTTTTTTGTTTCTGGGATTTGTAAATATTTGGATGCTGAATCATCGTAAAGCCCCGCTTGAATTTTTATTGCGACGTATTCATTGTATGATAAAGTCACATATTTTTGAAGTAGGTATAAAGATTTATCGGACGCTACTAGGAATTTAGTTACATCGTTAAATTTATATCCTCTATTCATATTTTTCTTATGCCAGTCAGAAGTTTCCTCTACAAAGAAAGGGTCTTCGTCTACTCCGCACAACCCGATAGAATTAAACAATGAAGCTATCGTAAATTCCTCTAAATTAAAATCTAATGCAATGTCGGTAGATTTATATAATTTACAAAGACCTAATCCAAAATTATAGGTATTAATTGAAAACTGTAATAACCCTCCTTGGTAACAATAGTTATTGTCTAAAAACATTGAAGCAGGAGCGCTTTTTAATGTAGTTTCATAGTCTGCTAGTAACTTTAGGAAATTTTCTTTTCTTCCGCTAGCTACGCGTAAATCTAATAAATCTGTAAATTCTTTAAACAATTCTTCCGATTTCATAAAACTTTTTTTTGTGTAACAATTTATTATAAGATTTTGTTTATTTCATTCCACTCTTTTATCTGAGCTGGAGACATGTTTCTTAGCTCCGATTCAGAAAGTTTTTTTTTACATTAGCTTTAGGCTCTCTATAATTTCTACTTTTTGATTTATTTATAGAAGGTATTATTATAATTTCTTCTTCCGGTTCTCCTGAAGATATATCGTAATCTTCATCTATTGCCTCAAATGTAATATCTTCTACTACATCTGATTCTATTTCTTCTTGTGTAATGTTTTCAAAACTTCCGGTAACTACTTCTTCCAATCTAACTTGTTCTGCAAGTGCTGTATCAGAATATGAGTAAACTTCATTAAAAAATCCTTTTACTATGGTCATATCTTCAAATTCATTAATAGACTCTATACTATTATTTTTTACTTTATTCTTACTTCCTGTAGGTCTTCCTCTTCTTTTTGGTTTTGGAAATGCCTCCATGTACCTTGACCAGGAAAAATCACCTTGAAAGTTATTTGGATTTGTAGGAACTATTGAACCACTTACCAAGTGTTCAAAAGAGCTTGTAAATTCAGCAAAAGAACTAGTGATTTTTAACTTTTCATTAAAATCATCAATATACTTTGTATCTTCTTTTGTCAAATCATCCGAGTAAAATTCTGCTAAAGGGCTTCTCTCTTTCGGTTTTTCTGGAATAGGATTCTCTTCAATATTATCAGAATCTTTTTCATCTTCTTCTAGTATTACTTTTTGTGTGAAATGATAGGCGGTTAATAGCGCGATAGCCAAGGGATCTGCTAAAAATACAATAACCATTAAAAACCAAAATAGTACCTTGTCCAAACTTGTATTGGTAACTTCGGAAAGGTAAATGAGAGGTCCAAGTTCTACAGCTACTTCATTACTTGATTTTATTTCTATAATCTTTGTTTCGTAACTAAATATGGAATCAGAAATGTTTGTGATGTCCACATATACTCCGTCTCTTCTGCTCTCCATTTTTCCAA